GAATGTGGTATATCTGTAGCATTAATAGAATAATATCTATTTGTTAAAGCATTATCAAAATCATCCAGAACAGAAGAAGAGGCTACTAGAGCTTCCCCAGAGAAACACTCACCTAAATCAGCCTTTAATTGAACTACATCAGAACTAAGATCTGAATAATCTTCAGGGATGGATTCAAGGACAGCCTGTGCAGACTGTGCAGACTGCTGTGCGGATCCTGCAGACTGTGAAGCAGACTGTGCATAGGTCTGTGCATTGTTTTTCGCTGTCTGTGCATCCTGTGCTGACTGTCCTGCAGACTGTGCAGATCCCTGTGCAGACTGTGAAGCACTCTGTGCTGTGGTGCTTGCTGTCTGTGCGTCTTGTTTAGCCTGATCAGCTGACTGTGACGCACTAACTGCAGTCTGCTTTGCCTGTTCGACCGCTGAAGCGTTCTGTGCGTACTGTGCCTGTTGTCTGCAGAAGTCTTCATAAGTCCCTGTATATCCTGCACGTTTTGCGGATCCGTATGCTGTGACTATTCCTGCACTGTATTCAACCATTTGTGATCACCCCCAAGGTTCCTGTTTCATCATCTATCCTGAAGTTCAATGTGTCCAGATTATCTGTCTTTGCAACATACAGTTCCCCATCTTCATCATGGACATCAAACCAAACATAACCTGCCTGTTCCAAGGACTGCTGTGCAAGTTCTGCAGATCTTTCAGCAGACTGTGCTGACTGTGAAGCACTCTGCGCTGAAGCAACCGCTGTCTGTGCTGACTGAACTGCAGTCTGGGACGCTTCAACCGCTGTTTCCTGTGCTTCCTGTGCAGTCTGTGCGTTCCCAGAAGTATCTGCTGTGTACTGCTGAAGAACTTCCAACCAAGACACATAGGGATCAGGTGCAGTCCCACCTGCTTCCATTGATTCCTTACAGTGTATAGCATAGATGATCGACTTCTTGACCTTACCATTTGCATAGTAGGTCAACTGTGCTTCACCATTGCCCTTGTATTCTGTGTCTGTGTCAGATATGTTCCAGACCGCTATTCCATCGTGGATCTGCAAGGGGACAGGATATGGATCCCTGTCCTTCTTCCTTCTGACCGTCAGTGCCACAGATCCTGATCCAAAAGTCCTGATCCAGTCCTGCAGATCGAATTCAATCACTGTGACCTGCTTTTCATCCTTGCGACCTATGCTGATGGGTGACTTATAATTGTAAGAAGCGTTTATCCTAAGTGTTCCCATATCATTCACCTACTGACAGTGTGCAACTGAATTCCACAGACACAATACTTTCATTCACAGCACCCCATGTCCCAGAAGTCTTCCTTGCTGTCACATTAAGTCCTATGACACTTGGTGCAGAATCAACTATGAACATGATGTTGTCCCTGTATGTTTCCTGATTTGCAAGGATGGTTCCCCTGTCCCTGACAGTGATAGTTTCATCCGTACTACCTGAAATCCTTACACGCCTTGTATTAGCTTCCCTGAAAGGGATCATGAAGCAGATGTCTTTACCACTATTGGTCACAGTTCCTGCAACATGGAAAGGCTGAAGATAATATTCACCTTCAAGACCTGCAGATGTTGCGTTCCAACAGTCTTCTATTGCATCATGAATTGCCTGTCTGACATCACGACCATAGACCGCTGTCAGGATCCTTGCCAAATTATCTCTAACACTACTCATTTATTAAGTCCTTTCTTGATCTCAATCTGTCTGTCAGTCAGTCCCTTGATCGTTGTTCCAAGGGTGAACGCTGTCTTTTCAGGTTCCTGAAGATACGTGACTTTCTTGGTGCATGGAAGGTAAATGTCAATCCCATGTGGAACTGAAACTGTCCTGACCTGCTGACCAACTTCTATCTGACTTTCATCAACATCAATCAAATGCAGGTCAACCGCTGTCACTGTGATCCCTACTGCAAGATTAGCATTTTGTGTCAATGCTGTATTTCCCTTGGTCTTCAGATTTGAAGCCTGTGTCACATCGTCCCACTTGATCACCCTTTCGATCCTTCCAAACAGGTTGACAGCTTGTGTGTTTTCCAAGTAGTCCTTGTTATTGTTGACACTTTTGATCGTCAGGTTATCCTTTCCAATAGGGATCAGGACTGTGATCAGATCCCTTGCGTCAATGTGTTCAGTCAGATCTAACATATTCTTCCCGAACTCGATCACCTGTGTTGATACAGATCCAGAACTTGCAAGGTATGATATGTAATTCACCCCACCTGTTCTGTCTGCAAAAAGATAACCGCCATGTGTATTGATCAGCTTTTCATTGATTTCATCCAGTGTCTTTGGATATTGTGTGGAACTGTAATGAACATAACCGTTAGGATCAGTAACAGTGATAGATTCGATGGTGAACTGCTTACCCTGATCCACATGACTGTTGTGATCGTTGATGAACTTCCTGAACAGAACAGGAAGATCGTCCTGATGATCATAAGGTCTGACTATGCTGTCCATCAGATAAGTAAGGATCCCTTCACAGTAAACGTGCTTCCTGTTGAAGTAGTCCTTCTGGTCATCTGTTACCCTTCCCCACCAAATGTCAGAACCATCTTCCATAATGGTCACAAGGGACTTCATCTTCTGGATGGACGAATATCCCCTGTTCCCCTGTGGAAGGATGAATTCAAATGAACCTGCCTTGTTCAGTTCCACTGTAAGGACAGGACTTATGATCTTGTAATCTATGTCAGTTATGACAGGTGAATAAATACATTCACCATCCACCCAGACTGTGTACATCTTTACAAACTCCCAACTTCAAAGTCCACTGTGACAACAGTGTTGTAATCATCGTCCCTTGTGTAAGGGAAGTAAAAATACTTTTCTTCTTCACCAAGGACAATATCAGGGAACCTGTTCTGTCCCACAGACAATGGTCTGATGTCAGTGTCACTGACCTTCAGACTGACAGATCCATGTCCTGTTCCGTACTCTGTCACTGTGAAGACAGGGACAACATGTTTCTTGGATCCGTGTACAAGGATCCTTTCTATCCCTTCTGTGAATGTAAGATCAGACAGATTGATTTCATAAGTTCTTATTGCATCCAGTTCAAAGTTGAATTCATCCCACAACCAATCACTGTTTGTCCCCTGTAAAGAGATTTTATAAGGTTCCACGTTTCCGCTGATCGTTATTTCCCCGATCTTCTGCACAGTGTCCCAATCAGAAACCTGAAATCTTCCAACCCAACACCATTCAGGTTCTTCATCACTGACCACCTGCAGGTGCTGTCCCTGAATGAAGTTCTGGATGGTGGAATACAGTCCTGACCAAGCTGACCTTCTTCCTGCTATGGTGAAGGTTATCTCACAAGACCGCATCTTGTAACACACATAACCTGTCAGGGATTCAGTCAGGTCGATAATTGCATCAGATCCTTCAACTTCAATGTAGTTGTACTTAGGTTCAGCGGGTGAAACTTTGAATCTTGTCTTGGGGATCAGTCCCCAATCCATGAAGGTCTTGATCTGCTGATCCCCTTTTATTAAAGTGATTCCAAGCATTAGTTCCACCTGTCCTTTCTTCCAGAAACATCACCTAACCTTCTGTCAATCTCAGGTGCAAGTTCACCTGCAAGTGTTCCAGAATCCATGACAACCTGCATGTTTGCAAGCTGTGGAAGGTACTTCATCAGAAGATCTATCAGCCTGTCAATCTTGTCACCCAGATCTGCAGTCCCTGAAGCGTTCCTGATGTCTTCCATCAGTTTACTGTGACTGTACATCATTTCATTTCCTGCTTCACCTGCACCCTTTGCTGTTCCTGTGACAGGATTTACATCAAACAATGTGGGTTTAGTGAACAACCAAGGATCTTCCATAGCTTTCTTATACCAAGAAATCCCAAAGTGTGGAACAGAAGGTGGTGTAAGACTGAAGGATCCGCTGATGGAAATGTGTGGAAGTGCTAAGTGTGGCAAGTGCCAACTGAAGTTGAACGCACTCTTGATATTGGCTATAGCCTGACTAACTGCAGATTTTGCACCATTGATCTTTTCGGTGATCGCTGATTTGATACTGTTGAATATGTTGGTGACTGTAGACTTTGCACTGTTCAGTCCACTGGAAATAGTGGTCTTGATCCCGTTGATCGCATTGGACACTGTTGACTTTGCAGTGTTCCAGACATTGGTTACAGTGATCTTGATTCCATTCATCACATTTGTCACTGTGGACTTGATATTGTTCCAGACATTTGTGATGGTGGACTTCAGACCATTGATAATGTTGGTCACGCCTGATCTCAGACTGTTCCAGACATTTACAGCTGTGTTCCTGATAGCGTTCCAAGCATTGACAAGCCATGCACTAACACTAGAAACTATATTCATGACTGTGGTGCTGATCACATTCCACAGGTTGATCCAGAAGTTCCTGAAGGATTCTGAAGTGTTCCAAAGGTAAACAAAACCCACAGCAAGAAGTGCAATAGCACCAACTATCAGACCAATGGGATTCACAGCGATTCCCAGACCTGCAAGGACAGTCCCAACCCCAGATATAGCAGATGTGATAGTCCCTATAGCTGTGATCACTGATCCTACAAGTGCAATAAATTTCCCGATACCGATCAGGACAGGTGCAAGACCTGCGACAAACAGAAGCATTGTTGCAATGTTCTGTTTTGTCCCTTCATCCAGACTGTTGAACCAAGTTGTAGCCTTTTCTATTCCTGCAGACACCTTGTCAAGGACAGGTGCAACTGCAGTCAGGAACGCTGTCCCCAACTGGATCCCAGAATTCTTGATCTGGTTCAGGGACTTCCTGACCTTTGCTGATGGTGTGTTCAGCTTGTCCAGACCTTCTGAAAGTTCGTTTGTGTTTTCCTTCATGGTGCTGACTGTGCTGTTGAATTCATCGACACCACCATTCAGGATAGCAAGGGACGCTTTTCCTGCTTCAGCAGATCCCCAAAGTTCATTGAACGCTGTCCCATTGTCATCAGCATGTTTCTTCAGGACACCAAGGACATCACCAAGGGACATCCCCGAATCCATGCACTCCTGAAAGGACATTCCTGTTTCTTCCTTCAGGATCCCACCGACTGTTGTCCCAGAATCACCAAGTTCGTTCAACATACTGTTCATGTACGTTGTAGCTTCTGCTGTGGCAATACCCTGTTTGGTAAGGGACACATAACCTGCAGTCAGGTTATCAATGTCAACATTCATGGCTGACGCTGTGGGAATGATCTTGCCCATTGAAGATGCTAACTCATTGACTGTGGTCTTACCAAGGTTCTGTGTCTTGACAAGTTTTGTTGCTATGGATTCAGCATCTTCTGTTTCCATGCTGTAAGCATTGATCGCTGTGGTCAGCACATCAACCGCTGTGGATGTATCAGTAAAACCTACCTTTGCAAGATCTGTTGCAGTCTTAACGAAACCACCAAGTTTTTCCACAGGAACAGAAGCAGATAATGCCTGATAACCTGCTTCAGCAAGTTCTGTTGCTGACTTGCCTGAAGCGTTTGAAAGGTCAAGGAAGACCTTAGACAGATCATCAACACTGACCTTGGAAGTGTCAACAAGTGTGCTGACCTTTGCCATTGCGTCAGTGAAGTCTGAAGCAGACTTGACTGAAGCACCAAGTGTTGCACCTGCTATTGCAGAAATGGGTGCAAGTGCTTTCCCGACACCTTCGATCTTCTTTCCTGCAGTCTGCATCTTGTTCCCGATGTTTGTTGCAAGGGATGATGTCTTTTTCTGAATTCCATCTATACTTTTGTCAGCATCGTCTGTCTTGACAAAGATACTTCCAACCAACTTGAATATATCCATCTAAGTTCACCCCCTTCCTTCTGGATTAAAATTCTTCATAATTTGATAGCTGTTCCTGACCGTTTCTGTTAGTTCCTGATCAGAAGGTCTTTCAAGTCCTTTCGCTGTCCCAAAGTCCAGATCATGGTTGAATTGTTCCCATGTCCTGTCATCCCATGCAGACAGCTTGTGCAGATAGAACTTCCACCTTGTGTCTTCATCATTCTTCTTCTGGAAGGTGATCAGGAAGCGCACAAAACAACCTGCAGGAATGACCTGATCCAATAAAGTAAATGGATCTGCGTAAGTCCTGAACAGCAGATCCATAAACTCCATAGGTTCATTCAGTTTACTAACTTCGAAACAGCCTGAAAAAAATCCCCGAATTCATGTTTCTTGAAGACCGCTGTGATCATTCCCATGAATTCCCCAAGGGGAAGATCTGCGACCTGATCAACCGTCAGACCAGAAAGACCTGACAAAAACTTGTAGATCTCATTGTCACATTCAGGAAGGTGATCGACCACAACAGTGACAAGTTCCATCAGGACACCATAACCGACTGCAGTTTCATCTGCATCAGCAGACATGATCCCTTTCAGTTTATCAGCTGACAGATATTCCCTCAGTGATCCCAGACCGATCTTCCTTAAAATGGAAACCATAGGGAATATGTCACATGCTTTCAGATCTCTAAGTTCAATCATGCTTCCACCTTCCTTCTTCTTCTGGTCTTCTTCACTTCAGTTTCTTCCTGTTCCTGCAGGACTGTGATCAGGTCAGGATGTCCTGAAAGGATCTCTGTGATCCGCTTTTCTGAATACTCGACCACATCACCCTTGGACATCCTGCGACCAGAATATTTATCAACAAATTCTTTATTAACCTTGACCTTCATAGTTCATCAATTCCCCTGTGTCTGTGTTGTGGTGGTGTTCGGATAGTAGATCTTCACAGGAAGTGTCTGCAGATCGCTTGTGATGTCTGCATGACTTGTGAAGGTGTACTTTCCAACACCTGCTTCCTTGTTCTTTCCTTCAGATTCAAAACCAGAAGTGCAAAGAACATTTTCCATGATGACAATGATCTGACGCTTGTCCAGTGTCTGACCGACAAAAGCCACGTTGTCATAATAATCACCATCCACAACGTCAGGTTTTGTCTGCAGGACAGTGAAGTTCGGATCTTCAGAAGTTCCTTCTTCGCCAATCAGTGCATGTTTCATGATGTCCTGATTGATTTCAAGGAAGTTGATCTCCATTGACGCTTCTTCACCTGTCTTGACCTTCAGACCTTTGACAAGGACAACAGCACCATCTGCTTCTACATCCACAAAGGAAGGGACTATTGACAGCTTAGATCCACCCTGTGTTGCACCAATGATGGAATCTTCAAAGTTCCACCCTGTTCCTGTTGTGTAGGTCACATTCTTGTGGATCGTACCTGCACCAAACAGAATGTTCTTAGGTGTCTCAGCTGTCACGCCTGTTCTACCTGCTTTAAGTAAAGACATAATTTATTCACCTTTCCATTCTTTAACCCTTAATGTGATGTTGATCCTGCTGACACCTTCTTCAATGGAAGGGACAGGGAACGCTGTTTCATAGCTGATCGCAATCCCCCAACCGTTTTCCATGATGTCTGTGATCCCATCACAAGTGAAATAGTTCCTGATCTGTTCCTTGATTTCTTCAAGTTCCAGATATGTTTGTTTTGTTGTGCCTGTCAGGATGAAATCAGATTCAATCAGACCGTCTTCATTATCTGTCTGGATCTCTGAATATTCCCCGACAAAGTAAGGATCCTGAAGATCCCCTGTCCACATCATATACTCATAAGGGATCCCCAGATCTTCCAGACACTGGTTCATATAAGCTAAACCCTGTATTGTCATAGACTTCCAAAGACCCTTTCTGCCTGTTTAATGATCTTCCCCTTGGAACTGTCAAAAGCACGTTTCAGGGGATGTCTTGCATGTTTGCCCTTGGTACAATGTGCAGGAAGACCTTTCTTTCTAAGGATCGCAACCGCTTTCATGGCTTCCTTCAAGGATCCGTAAGTCTTCCCACCTGATCCAGAACCAGAAGATCCTTCGATGTAGACCCACCAACCAGACCTTCCACCTTTTTCTGAATATTCACCTGTCCCGAATTCTTCATACACAGCATTGTCGTAATTGGATCCAACATGGACAGCAAGTCCACCTGCATCAAGTTTACAGTCCCAAGATCCTGCAGTCTGTCCTGTCTTCCTGACAGTGTTCCTTGTAGCCAAGGACTGGATTTCCATCCCGACTTCCTGCAGGAATTGAACCGCTTTGTCCTTCAATGCCTGTTTGCACTGGACGCTGTAATCTTCGAATACAACAAAATCAGACACCCAGACCACCCCCAACATATTTCAGATACACTTCCATGTGTTGGTGCATCCCCATAGGATCATCTATCAGCAGGACATTGTACACTTCATCGTTTATAACCATCCTGCAGTTCTCAGCTGTGACTGTGGTTCCTTCTGTTGCGTTCTTCCATCTGGAATAATCGCACAGGAAATAGTGGGTAGTTTCCTGCACCTTTGCCCTGAACTGTTCAACACTGTTTTCCCCAGAAGCATAGTCCAACCAACCAAGGCAGGATCCAACATCAGTCCATTCCTGAACAGCTTCACCTATTAAGTTTCTACTGGATTCCTTGATCTGGATCAGACCTTTAATGTTCCCACCTATCATGATTAAAACCTTGCTTTCTTGTAGTGTTCAAGGAACCCCATCAGACTTACAGGATAACCCATGACCTGATTGTTTGAATCCTGATCAAAGTAGGTCACACTGTGCCTTGACAGGGATTCCTGCTTGATTCCCACCTTGTCCCTGTTGCTGATCTCCCACTTCATCAGGTTGATAACACCCATCTGGACATCTACAGGATATTCAACCTTGGTCACAAGGTTGAACTGCACAGGGAACAGGTCACGATCTACAGTGACAGTTCCTTCTTCCAGATCCAGATCCTGCACAATGTAAAGACCATCATTCACTTCAGATCCAGTGATCTGAATGGTATCGTCCACCCTTAAAAAAGGACTGATACCATTCAGGATCTGACCGTTTGAAGGTGCTAAGAATCTGATGTTCCTGTTCTGGAAATTGTTGTTTGTGTACTTCCTGATAAGGATCTCAATTCCCTGAAGTTTCTTGTCCAAGAAATCCCTGTCCTGATCTTCGAATTCAGGAAGATTCATCAGGTCATCAACTGAAAGAATCATCAGATCCACCCCTTCCTTTATGCCCTAAGATCACCCTTGAACTTGGCAAGGATCAGCTTGGAAGCATTGGTGACTGCAACACCATAATACTTTGTTGCTGTGATGTCATGACGCTGTTTCTTCGGGAACCACTCAGGATCTACCTGTGTTCCCTTCTTCAGGAAGATGGTAAGTGCAGGAAGTTCATCTTCTGTGTACTCTGTCTCATCAGAATCAGGTTCTGTCTTGATGATCGGATTCAGCCATGCATGTGTTGTTTCGTCCTGCTGAACCTTCTTGGACTTCTTGATCCAACAACCTGCAATCTGACCAATAGCACCTGTGACAGCAACGCCTGCTGTGAACTTGTCAGCACTGATGAACTGCGGATCTTCCAGAAGGGACTTAGCCTGAAGGGGATGGATGAACATAACCTTGTCAATACCATCTTCTTCATCTTCGAATTCTGTGACTGCATTAACGATTCCTGCATAACCGATATAAGCAGAAGATCCATCAACCACCTTGCAAGGATAGTTGCTGTCACCTTCTGCGTCATAGATCGCATCCAGAAGATCATTGTCGATCTTGTTGGCAATGGACTTAGCAAGCTGAACGTTCGCCTGACCAATAGGATCACCCAGACCACTGTTGATAGCTGTCTGAAGGATGGACACAGACTTTCCTGCACACTTGACTGTGAAGGTTCTGGATCCTGCAGTCAGTCTTGTTGTTTCCATTTCTGTGTTATTGTCGTATGCAGTTTCAGGATCGAAATCCACCGCATCACCGATGTAATTCCAAGAAGGAACAGTCTTGGTGTCACCTGCAGTCCCTTCAAGTGTGTTGTCTACTTTCGCATAGGGTGTGAGTTTGCACTGTGCTTCAATCTTCGCTTCGATCATGTCACCCATGACTTCAGGGACAATAACATTCGCTCTTTTTGTTGTTGTACTAGGCATTGTTTATTTTCCTTTCTTACTTGCCTGATAACTTCGAATAAAGTTCAGGATCTGTGTTATAAAGTTCTGCTTTCTGCTGATAACCCATCTTCTTGAAATCATCAGCTGTGACTGAATCCTTCTGATCAGGATGATCAAGTTTCTTTTCCTCGATCTTCTTTTCAACCTTGGATTCAAAGTTGGAAGGATACTGTGTCTTCAGTCCTTTCAGTTTGTCCTGAAGTCCCTTGACCTGACCATCTTCCCCTAACTCAGGTTTCCAGTCTGTGTCATGTGACATCTTGAACAGCAGATAATCAATGTCATCAGCTTTAGCACCTGCAGACAGAAGACCGATCTTCAACGCTGATTCAGTCCTTGCCTGAATTGCTTCCTGCTTCAGCTGTTCAATAGTGGACTGGTATTCAGTGATCTTGCCCTGAACCGCTTCCTGTCCTTTAGTTGCTTTCTGCAGTTCCGCAATAAGATCTGTTGACTTCTTGTGTTCCGCTGTTAAGTTGTCATGATCCGTCTTCAGTTTCCCATACCTGACATCAAGATTTTCTTCAGAAGCGGTGAAGACCTTGTTTTTCTTCATGGCTTCCAGAATTGCTGTCTGCTGATCCGCTGAAAGTCCTTCAATAGTTGCTAACAGTTCCTTCATGTTCATGGTTACTATTTCCTTTCTGTCATACAATTTTTACGTGTTACGTCACGATTAACCAAGGATCAGATGTTTTACATCTTCCCAGATGATAGTGCAGACAGGGGTTGAACCTGCTTTAAGATCCCAAGTGATCACTGCACTGAAAAAGACAGGTGGTGATCACCTGTCTTTTTAATCATCATCTTCTGGAATAAAGATGTCATTTAATATCATAGCTTCATCAGCTGTTGACATTCGTATTGTTTTATTTTTCTGTAATATCTTCAATGGAAGACCGATGTGAAAAACACCTTCTTCTTTCATCATTGGTTCATAGACTGAAAAACCCTTCCATTCACCAAGATATTCAGCTTTATCAAAACCGTTTTCTTTTGCAAATTTAACAATATCTTCCATTAAGTAAGACCTTCCATGATTTTAGAAGCAAGTTCCAGATTGAAACCCATGTTGTCAATTCTAAGGACTTTCGGAACATTTGGATATTTTGTACCATAGATGGAAGTTTGATATTTCATCCTGCTAAGATATTTAAGAACTTCTGCATCACCAATATATTCTGAAGTTTCACCTTTCCCTCTTTGGTTATCTTTTATCCTTAATTTCCCATCTTCTGTCCTGTCAAGGTTTACAATGTGACCACTTGATCTAGCACCCTTCCAAGCAAATTCAATACTGTATCTTTCACCATTACTTCCAATATTCTTCTGAAGAAATTCTAAGTATTTCTTAGGTGTTGTTGCAGTATCATCTTTGATATATTCAGGATGTCCACCTGTTAACGGATCAATCCATATTTTGTTTGTCCGTCTCGACAATTCGTCAAGTGCAGATCCCCTTTTGTTTTCTTTGACTGTAACATCATATCCCCTAAGTCTAGCTTCAAAAGTAGGTACACATGATTGACAGTTGATGGAATAACCACCTGATTTTCCATAGTTAGGATTAACATGGAAAGTGTCAGCTTTTTCAAAAGACATCTTGTCACCCCTTTTCACTTTTGCAAGTTCATCAGGGGATCTAAGTACATCAATATACTTCTTGTTAAGGTCTTTCAGTTTCTGTTCTACTTCAGCTTTCTTCTTTCTTATATCATCAAGTTTCTGTTTATTATCATGTTTATCTTTTGATGAATAAGTATATTGTAAACGTGCTTGTGTATATTCACTTTCTAACTGATTGATTTCCTTCTGTATGGTTTCAGCTTTTGAAACATACTCTTTATAAGTTGAAGGTTTCGCAACAGTAAGCGATTTTAAAAAAGCATCCAATGCTTTCTGATCAACTGTCTTTGTAGGATAAACTTGAATCTTCAGGAAGCGTTCAACAATGTCCCTTTCATCCATCTGGTTAGTTTTTATATTAAAGAACTTTTCTTTGACAGTCCTTTCACCACCATCAAGAATCCTGAACTTCGTATTCTTGTTATAAAGGAATTCAAGTTCACCTTTCTTTGACTGAAACAGGTAAGCACCATCTGTTCCTTTTGGTGTCAATATTTCAAAATGAACTGCGTCTTTTTTCCCACCTGTGAATCTGAACCGCATTTCATTAAGTGAAGAAGAAGTGAACCCCTGAAAAGATCTGTCCTGTCCAATAAGGCTTTGAAGTGCTTCAACACTGTTGTCACTTCCAGTCAACCAAGACACATCCCTTTCAAACCTGTGTGTCACAATATCATCGTGTAAATTGTACTTTGATAACAGGTCACTTAGTTCTGTTGAACGCTTTTTGAACCGTTCAATGTCTTCCTGTGTATAACCAAGTTTCAGAAGACTTTCTTCATTCCCTCTGAAGATCCCATTGAATATATGGAAATCACCTTCAGTATAATCTTCAATCAGTTGCAATTCTTCATCTGTAAGAACAACACCTGCATTATACTTTTTATATGCATCTTCCCATTTCAGAAAATCTTCATCTGACATATTTCTGAAATCAGTTGCATTTTTCAAGACTTCAAAAGGAACGACAGAAACAGGTGGAAGTTTCAGAAACTTTTCTTTGTATTCTTCGAAACTCTTGGTCTTATCCAGTCCATAATATGAAGCACGATCTTTCAACACCTGCAGTTCTTCATCGTCCAATGCCCATCTGGGACGCTTCAGAAGTTGGCATCTGCAGTTACAGACATTTGAAGCAGATCCACCAACAGATGGTGCAGGAAGTTTTTCACCCATGACAATGAAGTCTTCACCCCATTCACGGATCTGACCGTCTGCTTCTTGGTGTGCAGGTCTTGTCTTTCCGTCAAGTGTTGCATCCCACTGTTTTACGATGTCACAACCATTCTGGACAGCTTCATCACCTGCATCCAGTCTTGCCTGTTGATTTATCCTGTTCCCTTCTGTCCTGCAGATCCGCATTGCGTCAGACAGGTCAATCTGGAAACGCTTCTGGACAGCCAAGGATTCAGCGACTTCCAACCATCCAAGACCTGAAGCGATTCCCCTTGTAGCTTCCAAGGCTATCTGTTTCTTTAGTGTTCGGATGTTCTGGACTGACAGACCCTTTCCAAGATAATAATCCTTGCTGATCTTGCTGTCTGTCTGGATCGCTGTGACCATCTTCTTCGGATCAATGGGAATCGTGAAGGGGATCCCCTGTTTCTGCAGTTCGTACATGGATCCGATATAACCATTCTGATAGGATCCCTGAAAGAATTCATTTGCAGTCTTGTAAGTGTGCGTCTGCAGGTCATTCAGGACACCATCTATCTGTTTGAGAAGTGCAGTCTGATATTTCTTCTGGTAGATGATGGACTGCAGGTTCTGCATGTCTTTCCTGCTGTTCAGTCTTCTAAGCTGTTCCTGACAGTCCTTCCTTGCTTTCTCATAAGCCTTTTCCAGATCCTTCAGACACTGACTTTCATCCTTCAGCTGTTTCCTGATCGTTTCCTGTTCCCACTTCTTCATCCGTCTTCACCTGATCCAAAGTGTTGATTGTTTCTTCTGTTTCCTTCCTGTCTTCAGGATCAGGAAGTTTGTCCTTGATGTCTTCATAGTCAATGTCCAAGATCTCACAGATGATCTGGATGATCGTTTCATCGTCAAGGATCCCCTGAAGTCCAAGGATGGTATTGATCTGCACCTGCTGTTTTTCTGCGTCTGTCTTTTCGATCTGTGCGTTGTCAGAAGCATTGGTCATGATCTCACGCTCAAAATCGAACCACACATCCTTCTTCTGATAATCCGTCCCTTCCTTGCTGTTGATTTCTTCCAAGACCACCTTCAGGATCTGGTTCATGAACCGCTTCAGCCTGATCTCCAACTTATTGCACTTCAGATCCAGAAGGGAATATCTGGACTTGATGACAATGTTCGTGATGTTCCCATCCCCGATCTGTGCAGAATTGAACCCCATACCGAACCGATAGATGTTCTTTTCGTCTTCCTGCATCTTTGCCTGTCTAGCCTGATAGGGGATGTCCACAGTGTGGACTTCAACCCCACCTGTGGAATCAACACCGATCATCTTCTTAGTCTTCAGGTTGACAGCCAGTTCTTCCAAGTTATCACCTTGGAACCCCTTAACCACATGAAGGGGATGGTCAAAGTCTGCAAGGTTATTTGAAAGACCACAGGACATCATGTCATAATCGTCAATCAGATCCTTGATGGGTTTCACACCGCTGATCTGCTTCCTGTTGTTGTCCAACCTAAAGAAGGGGATGAATCCAAAGTTATCATAATAAACTGAATCATCACCTTCCTTGTGATAGATCACATGTGGTCTTGGGTTTATCTTCTCAGCAGGATCAAGGATCAGTTTGTCACTGTCTTCCATGACATAGAATGTCACCTGATCCTTGTCCCAGACCTGCACCCTTTTGATGGTCTTGTTGGACTTTGCAACCCTGTCTATGTACCAGTAGATCACATAAGCACAACCGTCATCTGTTTCCTTCTCCCTGACTTCCACAACACCCATGCAGTCAGCATGTTCAAAGTGCTTCCTTCCATCCTGTCCCATGTAGCTGTACATGTACGACCAACCACAGCTGATGGTTCCAGTCAGGACTTCCTGCAATTCAGATATGAATTCTTCATCAAAGTATTCATCCAGAAGTTCCTGCAGTCTGGGATCATCGGATCTGACAAAGACCCCTTCCTTGTTTGACAGCATGTACTGCACTTCCTGATCGACCAGTTCAGTGAAGAAGGGATGACTGATCTTGATGTTGGATCTGGTCTTGTCTTCGACCAGTTCACCATCTGCATTGAAGTAGAACATCCTGAACTGTTTTATGTCGTGTTCCCCTTCATAGTATCTGGTTCCGATTCCAGCCAGTCTTTTCTTAGTGGAAGTGGAATCTTCCTGCATGAAATATTTGATCTCTGATTCTGTCAGCATGATAACCACCCCCATTCTTCAGTAGATCCATTTGTTACCGATGATTTCATCTTCCAGACCATAGCGCATCGCATCCATTAAGTGATTAAAATCATCAATAGGCATGTTCAGTTTCTTTCCAAATTTGTCCTTGTCCCACATATAGTTACTGATCTCAGTCAAGAAGTTCACACATCTTGGGTGGACATGGATCTTCAGACCTTGGATCCACTGGATCCCATTCTTGATACTGTCCTTGCCCTTCTTAGCACCCTTGATCCTTATGTGGTAAGTCTGCAGTTCGTCAATAGACTTAGGTTCTGCACTGTCAGCTGTGGTCTTTTCCTTGCTGTAACCCATGTCTGTGATCAGTCCTGCTATCTTCCTGTTGCTAAGACCAGTCTGATAGAATTCATCCCAGATCCACAGGTCTTCTGACTGCTTATCAAGGAACATGACAAGAAATGCTGATGGATCATTGGTGTAACCAAAGTCCAGACCACACAGTGTCTTCAGCTGTGGGTGGATCTCTCGGATCTGTTCAAGCGTGAACTTTTCTTCTGTCCAGTTCTCATAGATCAGACCGTCAACAATACCCCAACCACCAAGTCCTGCAACCTTGTACCTTCTTGGATTCTGGATCTTCATCCTTTCGAACATAGCAAAGTCAGCCTGATCCAACCACTTATTGCAGGTGTAGTTGGTGGTCATGGCTAAGATCTCAGGATCCTGCACATCAAAGAAGCGTTTCTTCAACCAGTGTCTTTCATTCCAAGGATTAAAGGTCAGTGTGATCTGCTTCCATAATCCTTCAGGGACTTCACCACGAATGGATTCATCCAACATATCAAAGTCTTCTTCTGATAGGATTTCATACGCTTCTTCAATCCACATCCAACACAGGGATCCGACTGGAACTGTGATAGATGTTACCTTCAGAGGATCATCCAGACCCCTGAACAGGATCTTCTGTCCTGTGGGAAGATATGTAGCTTCAAGTGGTGACAGTGTGAAGTTCCACAGGTGGTCAGACCCTAACCTGTGGACTGCCCACTGAAGATCTGTCCAACAGGAATCCTTCAAAGTTCTGAAGACCTTCCTGACCACAAGCAGGTTAGATCCCTTGTGCTTCATCATCATGTAGATGAAATATAAAGCTGTGGTCTTGGACTTCTTTGACGCTCTGGAACCTTTTACAACCCTGTACCTTCCTTTGAAGTTCCAGAAGGTTCTGTATCCTTTCCCGATCAGATCAGGTAAATGGTAGTATTTCTTCTTCATAGTGCTGACACTTCCTGCAGTTATGACACTCGATCAGGTTAGGTGTCAGGAATCCATGTTTTGTTTTACAATAACCATCAACCCAGATCGACCAGTTCCCATCTATCAGCTGTAGTGGTTCATCCTGTGGGATCAGTCCATAGTGTGACCGTTTCCTTCTTCTGTTGTATTCCCTGATCCGCTTCCTTTGCTTCTTAATCTTCAAGGTCTTCTTCACCACCGAACACAGGGATGACAACATTCAAGGTCATACTGTTATCAAGAACGCCTTGCATCTTTGCCAGAAGGTTGATCGCCTTGATCCTGTCCGACTGTGAAGGTTTCTTCTTATGCTTCACCCCTTCAGAACAACCGTCACCAATCAATTCATTTATGATCACTTCTTCTTCTGATTCAGCACGAATGATTGATGTCAGGATCGACTGCATTTCCCTTGCATCAGCAATGTTCTGGTTCTTGATCTCACCCTGAAGTTCTCTGATCCGCTGTTTAACGTCAGCATTGGTCATCAACCGCTGACCGACCTGTTTTGCGGATCTTTCAGAATATCCTGCATTGATCGCTGACTGTGTAGCGTTCCCAAGTTTAGAATATTCCTGACAGAACCTTTCCTGTCTTTCAGTCATCCTTCCACCCCTTTCTTCCCAGAATTAGAAAAAGCACCCTCGTCTGGGTGCTTTCAGCTATTATCATTATATGATAATGATAAAGGATAAAAAAGGGATATTAAGTGGATAATTGCAGATATTCTTGGACTGCTTTCCTAAGTTCCTTCCTTGTGTACTCAACAGACCATTTAAGATCATTTGCACATGTTTCAATGTACCATTCATCCAGATAGTACATTCTCAGCAGGTGCTGTCTTTTTGAAAGTTCCATCTGGTTGATCTTCTGTGCAACCTTTATCCTGTGACTTGCATACTTGACGATCAGATCTGTCAGTTTCTTTTCTTCATCTTCAATCCTGCAGATCTTAGCAAGCATAGGATCCCCATCCATTGAACACTGAACCGCTTCCTTGTCATATCGGATCCCAGAAAGTCCATCTAGAGTGGACTTCAACTGTTCAATGTGTTCTGACTGATTCACACATTGCTGTTTCAAATGTTTAAGTTCTTCGAAATCATTCATTATAAACCCTCAAAAGTGTTCTTGCTGTAACATAAACCCTCAAAAGTGTTCTTGCTGTTCTTGCTTGTTCTTGGTGTGTTCTTGGTGAAAAAAGCACCAAGAACACCGATTTTGCTGATATTTATGCGGGTTTCCAGACTTCTGTTCTTGGTGCCCCTATTTTTCTTCTATATATTATTTATTTTTATATATAGTATATTTTTTATTTACTTATTTAATTTTATAAAAGTAGTTAAAGTACCAAGAACACCAAGAACACCAAGAACAGACACCCGAAAAACCGCATAAATACAACAAATTTCACTGTTCTTGGTGCTGTTCTTGGTGTTCTTGCTCACGCTTCATCAACGATAAATTTCATTCCAGAAGATTCATAGATGAAATCCTGCAGTTCCTTCAGGCTTTTGACCTTATCGAACTTCATGTATTCCGCAATCACCTGATCAGCGAACCTTGGAAGTCTTTTCCTGAACCCCCAACCATACTGATCCTTTAACACCACCATTGGAAGACCAAGAAGCATGGTAAACACTTCAGCTGTGACTTCATCGGTTACAACTTTTTTCGCATTTTCATAACCTTTTTGATAACTTTCCTGCAGTTTTTGTTCTAATTCCGATTTTTTTATACACAAAACTGCATCTTTTTGTGATTTTTTGTTGCGTCTTCGTTCACTTCTGTTCATCCTGATCACCCACGATCTCACGCATATAGGGAAGATCCCACAGTGTATCAACAAAGGTGTGCCACTCATCCAACTTGTGTCCTGTTCTCTGTCTGATGATCTGAACTGCAGTCTCATAATTGAAGTCCAGTGTGCGCTTCTGATTATAAGAAGAAGGAAGAAGTTGTATTAACTGCCACCAATATTTCTTATCTTTTGTTTCAAGATATTTTTCCCTACATACATTTAATGAAGGAATAATGAAATCAGTCAACAACTGTAAAGGTTGAACCATTTTTTTAAATAATCCATTTTGCCATGTATATTCAACCAAATTACATCCATTATTCAACAACTGTTCCCAACTGAAATCATCCAGTGTGAATTCCTTAGCATGGATCTTGTGCATTGTACTACAGGAATTTGCAACAGTAGAAACCTTGTAAGTGTCGTATTCTTTCCACCAATACAAAGGTGCTGTGACATCCATACTGACATGAATCATTCTCATGAACTTCCTGTGTTCTGTCCCACCAACGAACAATCTGTGCATCAGATCCAGATCATTATGACCAATTTCTGGTGGATTATACGGAACTATTATTTCTCTGCCATTATCATCCAATCCATGAAATTCACCATAACTGGTATCACTCTTGTCCCAACTGTTCATAGGATTCCGCATCCCTCTGACCGCATGTTCAAAACCCCAGATGTCAACACATTCAATTTTGATCATAATATTTCCCCCAACAAAAGACTGACAAAACTAATAATCACTATTGCTATACCAAGAATCAATTCCATAACTTCACCACCTTCTTCATCAGAAAAGTGGATAACCATGACACCAAAGACACCAAGTATTGTTATGATAATTTCATTCATAAGAACCACCATACCTTTCCTGAATCGCTTCCATATCCTTCCTGATCAGTTTCAGTTCTTCTGTGCGCTGTGCTGTTGCTTCCTTCCTTCTCAGGACACGCATGACTTCATTTAAGATCTGATCCTGATCAGGTGATTCATCCACCTTGGACAGGAAGAAGTTCAACCATGTCAGATGGACAGGAAGTGCTGACCACAGATCCACGACCATTTCACCTGACTTATGTTTAAATCTCAGCATCAGATGTCACCTTCCTTCCTGTGCTTACACTTATCAAGATTGAAACCTTCTGGATAACGCTTTTCAAGTTTCCTGATGTTCAGATCCATGATGTCATTCAGATCCCATCCCATAGAATTACACACTAGCGCAACATACCACAGGAAGTCCCCCATTTCTTTTTTCAGATGTTCTTCATCCAGATCCTTTTCATGGAAGATCCATTTCTTGACAAGTTCGATGAACTCCCCAAGTTCACCTGACATCCCCAGACAAGCGAACAAAAGACCTGCTATGTCCCTGTGATCATCGTCCTGATGTTTCTTCAGCAGAATCTTGGTCAGTCTCTGTTCTGCTTTGTTGTCGTAAGTTCTCATAGCTTTTTTTACGTAATTCTCCACCTGCTGTCACTCCAATCTTTATCTTGGACAAGTCATAACCTGATTCCCTTAACCGCTTTGTTACCTTATCCCATTCCTTCCAGATCTTACAAATGCTCATTGATATAATCCCTGTTCATCCTGATCCCTTCCAGTCTTTTCAAGCTGTGTTTGTGATCCCTGACGATCTTGTTCACGTAAGACTTCTGTTCCTGATATTCCGCTTTGGCTTCCTTCAGTTCCTTGGTAGTCATCCTGACACCATTTGCAAATTTCTTATCCTTCACCTGATGACCAAGTTCTTCCATCTTCTGGTTCTCTACAGGAAACAACTTCTTTAGACTACTGATCCAGTTCAGTTCTATCTTTTCCAGTTCATCCAGACAGTCCAAGATCTCTGTGACTGTTTGTTCTGTAGTAAGTGACAGAAGTTTCTTCAGGTTCTTCTTGGATGTTGGGAAGAATAGTTCTGCGTGAAGGATCATGTGTCCTGATCCATAGTTGTAATTGAATTCAATGTCCATCCTGTTCACCTCTTATGGTGTCAAAAAACTTGTGCTTTCTTTAGAAAGTTGTGTCTTTTTCGCCTGTTTTATATATTCATCTATCTTGTTCTCATTGTTGTAAATCAATCTTGGACACTTTTTGCACTCAGGCACAAGCACAATATCTTCGTAGTAGGAATCAGCACGACCAAGGCAGTATGTGTTATGGTCAACTTCCTCAATGGCATATCCACCATCGCATTTGTTATGGTGTACGTATCGAAACGATTTAACCATACTGTTCACCTCATTCTTCTCCAAATCTCGTCAGCTTGTTCCTTACCATGTTTCTCACAATCTCTTTTGTAGCTGATCCACTGACCTAATGGGATAAGCAGAAACGCACCTGCATACCCGATAGCAAGAAGCGCAAAAACATCAAGTGTCACATTTCCTGTTATCATTTTCTTCCTTCTCCATCAGCTGTTCCAGAAGTTTGCCCATGAATTCATAAGTGGGATCACCTACAGGAACATAGTCCTTTACATAATCCATGTACCACTGTGCTTTCTTCAGGTCTTTCAGACCGCTTTTGTTCTTGTATCTCCACATGTACTTGAATGCATTACCCAGACAGAAACCTCTGACAGCATTTGCACCAAAGACCAGTTCCATCACCTGAATACATTCCAGACTGCAGGACTGTTCATAGTGTGCAGGATGGTTCACATTGTCTTTTGCATCCTTGGGGATCCAATCATGATCAGGATAACATACACTGTAACCCAACTTGCAATGACGATCCTCTGTGTAATGTCCACAGGTTTCACAAGATTTTTTCATACTTAATCACTCCCATTCTGTCCAATAACCTTCATCAAGGTCATAGATTTCATCATATTCTTCATCACTGTATTTCTCAGCCAGACATTCATCAGAACAATAGTATTCACTGTCATGGATCACATATCCTTCGGACATCCCTTTCCCACACACATCACACTGTCTTGGGAAAAGATACGCTTCAGAAATATCAACGATATGTTCACACAGTTCTTCTGGGATGACGCTTCTTTCCTTGCTTCCCTTCAACCCTTGTGTTCCTGTCTTTGCACCCCTTGGGGCTGATTCATGACAGCTGTCCCCATTCCTGCACATAGGTCTGAACTTTGGATCTGGATGATTTGTCCAGATGTCTGTTGGTTTCATCCTTGTATCACCATACTGACAGTAGGTCACTGTATATCTTGGGATCCCCTTCATCCAGATCATCTTTCTCATTCCACCCCTTGGGTTTTCTATGAAGAAATATCTGGGATTCAGTTCCCTGATGATCTTCAGAACATTCTGATCAACTTCATCACAGAATTTTGCATAGGGACTAACAGGATCAAGATTCCCTGTGACAGGATTCTTTCTTCTGTGGTGACTGATTCCTGCTATGCTGAAAGTTGTGCAGTCAGGACTTGCCCAGATCACATCTGGGATCCCAAAGACTGATCTGATCTGATCTGATCTGATCTGATCTGTCCTATGTCTGCATACAGGTCTATGTTCTTGAAATTCTTGTCCCATTCCACAGAAAAGACTTCATGTCCCCTTGCTTCAAATGCTTTTCCTATACTTCTTGTACCTGCGAAAAGTTCGAGGACTTTCATGTTCTCACCTCATAGGGATAAAGCATCTTCTGCAGATCCATAAGTTCCCTTCTTATCCTTCTGATGTCTTCCTGCTTTCTGGTATAGTCTTTCATCATCCCTGAATATGTTGTACCTTCACCAGAAGACTGAATGTCATGGTTCAACCTCAACATCAGTTCTGAACAGAAGTTTGACTGCGATTTAATATCATCTAAGTTGTTCTTCATATATTTCCTTTCTCAGGTGTCGGATATTTCCGACACCCAACATTCATCTTTTGAAAATAATCACTTTCTTCCCATTCCTTCTGATATCCTTCCTGTCGCAGTCCAGATATTTCTTTATTTCCTTGGTAAAGGTCTGCATTGCCATTTTCTGGAATCCATTTTCATAACAGAAGTTGTCATACCTTGCATAGACTTCCTTTGTCTCATGGTTCAGGATCTGGTCTTCTGGAACTTCTTCAAGGAACATCAGGACAGGATTATTGTCCTTTTCGAACTGGTCAACCTGTTCCTTGACCTTCTGACTTTCTGTGAATGACTGCTGATCCAAGACACGCTTCAGACCTTCAAGACCTAACATGATCAGATATTCTGCGACTTCCTGTGTCTTCAGCTTCCAAGTGATTCCTGCATCATAGTCTGGATCTTCCTTGCTGAAGTGTGCGTTGAAGGGGATGATGACCAACCTTCTTTTGATCGCTGAAAAACCTTTGTTCCGCATCCTTGGGATCTCATTTGCTGAAAACAGCAACTTCGTGTATGGCTTATAGAAGAAGACATCCTGTCCTTTGTTCTCAGCCTTGACACTGTTCCCAGATACGATCTTCTTGAAGTGGCTGACCGCTGTCCCCTGTAGGAATTCATCACTGATGTCATCACCGATGTTTGCAAGTTTGTTGAACATGGATGACACACTGAACCTTTCTGACAGTTCGCACAGATCCAAGGATGAAGTGTTCTGGTTCCCAAGGACATGACTGACCATATCCAGATAAGTTGATTTTCCGTTAGCACCTTCACCTGTCAGGATGAAGGATTTTGAAAGTTCGTTGTGCCTGTAAAAACAATAACCAATACATTCTTCCAACAGATTCCTGATCTCAGGATCCTGACAGCTGATCTTGTCCAGTGTCTGATCCGCAAGTTCTGAATATGCGTCTTCATTGTAGTCCCAAGGGATCATGTTGGTGATCACCATGTCAGGACTGAAGGGGACAAGTTCATCTGTGGCAAGGTCATAGACACCATTCCTAAATGCTATCAGGTTAGCACCTGAAGCAGGTGTTTCATCAGGTGTGATGATCTCCAAGAACTTCAGTGTTTCTATCCGCTGTGCTGATTTCAGTGTCGGTATGACTTCGATCATCTTGTTTTCAATGTACCTGTACCCAGATTTATAGATCCCACCATCAAACACATGTAGCTGACCATTGATCCTTTTTATGTGGTATTCAGACTTCATGTATCTCCCGAACTGGTCATGCAGGAATTTCTTCCCATCATAAAAGACAGGTGCTTCAAATGCTTCTTCCCTTGTGATGGTGTCGAATTCCTGCTGACCTATTGGATCTGCAAAAACATACTGATTAGTGTTGTCAAGGATCCTTCTGATCGTTTCCCTGTCCATTCCTTTCCCCTGAAGGATCAGGATATATTTGAACAGTTCTTCATTCCTTCCAGACCCTTCTGCAAGTCCGAAAAGTTTAATGCTTGTGGTGACAGGACAAAGTTCTTCTGGAACTTCCTGCAGGACTTTGGGATCAAAGATCAGATCCCTTTGGACACCATTCACTTTCAAGGGGATGTAGGTGTCCCCAGAATGGATGTCTGCTATCAGTCCAACTGCAAGTTTTTTATCCTTCCCATCCCTGCTGTCCCACCACTTGGGGATCTTCCAAAAACTGTGTAAGTGACCATTGTCAGGATTTTCCAAAATCGCACAGTTCCAGTCATTCCCTTCAGCCATTTCCCAGAAGGACTGTGACAGTTCATCTGTATCAAAACTTATGTCCACAAATCCTTTCTGCAACAGTCCACCATAGGACTTCTGGTCTTCCACCTGTTCCAGTGTCTGGAAGGTCTTCCCCTTCAGCTTTGTCCCCTTGGGGACAGATGGGGATTTTCCTGAACCTTTCAGGAATGTCCTGAAAATTATGTCATAACCCAAAACCTTCCACCCTTTCCTGTGCTGTCCTGATGTACCATTCCTTGTCAAGTTTCCTTGGACAGCACATGTCATTTACATCATCGTTTACCATGAAACAGTGTTCAGGTGTCCCTTCGACCTTTGCTGTGGATCCGTCTGTCTTGACTTTCCACAGTCCCCCATCCTTGGGATCCGTAGAAGCGTACACCCTGACACACTTTTCCTTTAACCGCTTCCTTTCACCGACAAAATCAGTGAAGGTCTTCATCTTCCCTGTTGCAGGATTCACCCTTCTGACCTTTTCCCAATGTCCACCATGAAGCAGGTGTGAATACTTGGAAGAAATCTTCTTGATCATCTGGAATTCTTTCAGACTGTCACAGTCTTCAATGGTCTTCCTGACAGGGATCCCTTCTGTGATGCACCTGACAACCGCTTCAGTGACTATGGGAAGGTCATAGTCCAAGGTGGATCTTTCCTTCACATAGTCCCCTTTCCTTTCCAGTTTCCCAGAAGCGAACCTGAAGACATAATTGTTGACATCCTTTTCCCAGATCCCACTGATTTCATCAAATGCGAGTAACATGTTGCAACGTGTTTCCCACTCATAACAGATGTCATCCATCTGGTAGAACGCTTCATCTGTGTCAGGAAGGGAAACGATCAGACCATCTGTGTTGGACTGGATCAGTTCGAATCCTTCGATCACTTCAAGGTGTTCGATCAGGTCGATCAGCATCAGCTGACCATTCAAGCAGATCAGATTAGCGTTCCTTGGATCGTATGCGTTCGATGTCTCAGATTTTGAAATCCCAAAAGTCCCATTGATGACGATCTTCAAAGGTGCCTGTTCTTTCTTCTTTCCTGCACGTTTCAACTCTACCCTTTTTTCGTAGATCTCTTTGAACTTCTCAGGTCTTTTTGCGGATCTGGTCAGAAGGTTATGGAAGATCATCAGTCTTGGGTAAAATGCTTCAACATCTATATGCCAGATCTGACAGCCTTTCCTAAGGTTCTTATACTTCTTTCGTCCTGCATGGATCCCACCCCAACTGATGTTGTGTTCAAGACCTGCTATCATCGTTGTGAGTTTCTTGGAATAGACTTCTTCCCTGTTGGTCTTGCCCTTCATGGACATGTAGAATTCAATGGGTTTTGTGTATTTCCTGATCTGGATACAGGGAAGGACAAACAGATCGAATTCATCATCCCTTGATGTCCTTTCACATCCAAGGATCTTTGCGCTGATCTGTGCCTTGGTAAGTCCAATGTCATTCAGGGACAGGACATCTGGGAACATTCTGATCAGTCCAAGGATCGCATCAAAGTCTGCTTTCTTCTGCAGGAACACTTCAATGGTCTGCTGAACATCATGCCTGTTGTATTCCACCATTTCATTCAGTTCTTCAGGTGTCATAGGTCTGTCAATCCTGAAATCCACAGATGATTCCTTGATCCTGTTCCCAAGGGATCCTTCCCAGAACTTCAGTCCCCTGTCTATCCTTGTCATGACATCATAGGAAAGAAGTGGGATCTTCCTGAAAAGATTAGAGAACTTCCAACCTGCTTCCCCTTTGGTGATGATGAACTCATTGATGTCATAAGGATCAAATTCACACAGAAGACCCTTCAGGATGTAGTCATCATAGTGATGATTGTTGCACCCCACAAAGATCCTGTCCTTGTGTGTGTCATAGAAGTCCAGAAGTGCAGGTTGATCGTTTATGATGATCGTTTCCTTCTGTTCCTGCATATCGGTGAAGTTCACTAGCCAGTCATATTTTGTCACTTCAAAATCGTAGAAGATCATTTCTTATCCTTTCTGCAGGTGGTGCCATTCAGCACCACCTGATGATTCAATTCAGCACCAAGGATAAAAATTAATCATAGACTTCCATGATCTTGAAAGTGTTGAATCCGTTCTTGTTCTGACCGTATTCCAGAAGGTATTCCAGTTCACCTGCACCTTCAAAGACATCAAGGACAAGCTGATTGAACTGACTGTAATCTTCAAAGGTGACTTCGGATTCATCCACAGCATCCAGTGACTGCAGGAACCGCTTCGCAATGCTGATCTGGAAACCCTGATTGATGACCTGATTCATGAAGATCATCTGTCCCTTGTAATCACCTGCAATGATCTTGAACCAGATCGACAGCATAGGCTGTCCCTTGGAAGATTCCTTCAGTTCCATCTTGTTGATCTTGACTTCATAGGTTCCCTTGGGGACTTCATCAAAGTCCCTGTTCCCCTGATCCGCTTCACTGATGTCAGCTTTCAGACCTTCCATGTCAACACTCTTGTTCCACTTCTCAAAAATATTCATAACTTAACCTTCCTTTCTGGTTCTCCGTGTTCTTCTTCTTGGTGCTTCTTCAGCAGGTGCTTCTGCAGGTTCTGCAGGTGGTGTCTCAGGTTCAGGATCAGATCTTCTGCGTCTTCTTCTGGGTGCAGGATCTTCAGCTTCCTTTTCTTCCTTCTTCCTTCTCTGTCTTGTGGCAACCTGACCATTGCCCTTCAGAAGTTCCTGATCGAATTCTTCCCTTGTGATCTCATGATCCACAAGGTTTTCAGGGACAGGATCTTCAGCCTTGACCATAAGGACAGAACCGTCAGTCAGCTTCCAAAAGGTTTCTGTGGCTTCCTGTGTGCCCTTCTCAGGGACTTTTTCTTCTTCAGCAGGTTCTTCTTCACCTGCTTCCTGAATCTTCTTCTGCAGGTCTTCTGTGTCATCCTGTGCAGGTCTGTTTGCTTCATCATAGACCTTCATCAGTTCATTCCAGTCAAGGGGAATGGTGGTCTTGCTGATGTTCCGTAACCTTCCACCACCAAAGACAACTTCATCGGATCTGAAGGTCAGTGTTCTGGATCCGTCTTCTTCAGCAACTACCCTTGCAACGATGTCCACCATACCTGCAAGTTTTGTAGCAATCTTGTCAGGGATGTTGGGTTTTATAGCGGTGATCTTGTCACCTGATTTCTTGGTGATGTCCTTTGTCGCATCTTCCTGACAGACCAAAACGATGTTCTCATAATCAAGGTTCATGAACTTCCTGATGTTGGACAGGAATTCTGTCCTGACCTTATCCCATGCCCTGAAGCTGTCATCTGATTCATGGGTGATCCCAAGTTTGTTGTACATGTAGATCCTGCAGGATTCATACAGGTCTTCAGTCAGGTCAATGATGATGGTCTTGAATCCATTCTGTCCTGCTGTCCTTTCCAGTTCGTCCATCACCTTCTTGAAGACATCCCATGCAAGGATCTTCTGTCTTCCTTCATAGGTGTCCTTGATGGGGATGTACTGCATCGTTACGAACTGGATGTTCCCATCCGTGTTCAGGTTCAGCGGATCAGGTGCTTTGTCAAGGAAGACCGTCTTTCCTGATGTAGGTCTTCCATAGATCATCAGCTTCCTTCTGGTCACTGTGTTGATGTTGCGTCTTGTCGCACTTGGTAAAATCATATAATCCCTTCCTTTCTGACAATAATCTTTAAATTCACACCAATCACACAGGTATGTGTAATTGGGATCAAACTGTTCTGACACACCTATCTTCATGCAGGTGTGATGGAAATCATCAACCTTTGACTGGTCAAATATGACTTCCTTGATCTGGATGTCCACCTTGTCCAGTTCTTCCTGCAACCACTGTCTGAACTGGTAAACAGTCTCTGTCTGTTTCTGCCTAATCATCACCTTGGGGATGAAGACAAAGTACAGTTTCCTGATGTAGATCCCTTCGATCTGTTCCAAGTAGTGCTTGTACACATGTAGCTGTCTTGATTCCAAATAGTGGTTTATGTTGTTACTGTATTTGAAATCATACAGGTCAAACCATTTCCTGTTTCTGTCAGGAATCAGGGGATCTGTTTCTTCATATCCAACAGGAACTAACAGATCTGCAGTCCCTTTGTAGTATTCATTCTCAAAGGGGACTTCATGCAGTCCTTCAGGAAGAAGTTCTTTCAACCTTGGGATCCAGTGTTCAAACTTGATGATCTCGGTGATGTGCCTGTCATCAATGACTGGATAAGACTGCACATATTCACTGACTGCAGTTTCCAGATCCGTTTCCATCCCTCTGTGTATGGCTGTACCAAGGATCAGGGGATTCTGTGGATCATCTGTGGGAAGTGTCTGCAGTTCCTGCAGATAGGTCAGTTCAAATCTTCTGGGGCAGTTATCAAAACATTCTGCTGTGGAAAAATGGAACTGCTTCACATCAACACCCCTTTCTTTTTGTATTTTTCCAACCACTTCTGATAGGTCGGATCAAGGTGGTCATAAGACAGATCCTTTTCAAAATCATTCCCACACTTCAGGTTTTCGATGAAGTGTCTGAAGTAGTCCCAGTCCTTGGGATATAACAGGATCCCATAACCACCTGCATCCCTGATCTTCCTTAGTGTTGAGATCTGGACAGGTGAAGGGATTCCCTTGGACGCTTTCACTTCCACCCCTATGAAGTAACCCTTGCAACAGATCAGGATGTCTGGGATCCCAGATTTTGTGAACTGTCCACCCGACCAGTACTTGATCAGGAAACAACCCTGATCCTTCAGGAACCGCTTCACTTGGTTTTCAAAGTTCTTTTCTTCAGCCATTACTTCACCTTCAATCATCCAACCAACCTGATTCAACAACTTTCAAATATTGTTGTTTTCCAACTTCAAAACCGTAACTATGACGATTCAGATCCTTTGAAGCTCTAAGTGTTGAACCTGATCCTGCAACTGGATCAATCACAATGTCCCCTTCATCCGTAAAGGTTTCAATCAGAAACTTCAAAAGTTCCTGTGGTTTCTGTGTAGGGTGAAGTTTTGGTGTAGATTTTGGATCCCTTACCCATTCATGCCAATCTAAGATCATGTGTCCTGTTCCACGAATGTTTTTACCGTTTTCATCTGTCTGAACACCATTTCTAAACTTAGGAAGTTTGTCACGATATAAAACTAAAGCGTGTTCTGTTGCCCCAACGATCCGCATATTTGCTTTTAATGCTTGTGGACTGGATTTCTTAATGAATGTTAATGGAATATAATGAATGAATCCATGTTTGTTTGCATATCGAATAATTGTGGGAATCTGTTCAAAACTACAAAACACAATCATACAAGGTGCATCAGATGACCTTCCACGACCATTTGACTTCTTTGGTTCAGGTTTTAACAGTCTGTTGCAAAAGTGAAAATATTCCGCAATGTTGAAGTTAAAATCTGTGTTAAATGCAGACTTTCCTGCAAGTTTAGATTCACCATTCTTATTATCTCCCCCGACATACCAAGACGGATTTGATCCATAAAAGTTTGTTCCGATGTTATACGGAACATCTGCAATTACAAGTTGTGCTTTGGGGATTCCGTATCTTTTGTAATTCTGAAAATTATCATTGAATAACTTACACTTGACTTCTTTCATTACTTCACCGCAATCCTGACTGACGCTTTCACGTTGCTGACCTTATCGAACTGACCAAGGTCAATTTCAGGATGTGCCTTTTCAAATGCTTTCTTGTCAAAGGTCTTCCTTGTGGTGGGTGCCACATACGTGAAGGTCAGTTTTTCATTCTCAAACTTCTTGATCCCATTGTCTTCCATAGCTTTCAGAAGTGCTTCCTTGATCTTGGTGATCTGCGCTTCTGCTTTCTTCATCTGGATCATTAGGTCTGTGACTTCCTGCAGTTTGTCAGGAAGGACTTCCTGCATGACCTGCAGTTCTGTCTTTTCTTCTTCAATGATCACCCGATCCCGACACTCATTTTCAGGATCTTCCAGATCACAAGCATAAACACAGTCTTTCCTGTCATCACAGGTGAAACAGCAGATATCTTTTCCGCAGTCATTGACTTCATTTGTTAAAGCTAAATTACATTTGATCATCTTTCTTTTCCTTCTTTCTTAAAAAATTTGCATAGTTGAAAAACATGATCCACAGGAAACAGATCAGCCATGTGGTCACAGGGATCCAGACATATCTGTTGGGAACCAGTTTCAAGACCAGAAGGGATGTTACACATCCGATTCCTGCGAAATAAGAAATAGTGATAAGAACAAAGTTCTTAAATTTTAAATAGTTCATCTGTGAAGTCCTTCCTTTCTTCCAGTGTCTGCAGGATCTGTTCTTCAACGCTGTTCCTGCAGATCAGAATGTAATAGAAGCAGGTCTTTTCCTGTCCGATCCTGTGGATCCTTTTCTTTCCCTGTTCAAAATGTTCACTACTCAGGGGAAGTGAATAGAAGATCATCTTGTTTGCTTCCTGCAGGTTCAGTCCCATAGATCCTGACTGGTATTGAACCAAGGTCACACTGTTTGATTCTTCCTGATATGCTGTCAGGTCTTTGTTGTGTCCATTGATCTCTGATACAGGTCTGTGTTCTTCCTGACAGATCTTCTTCAACCTGTCCAGTTCACCATTGAAGTTGTAGAAGATGATCAGCCTGTCCTGTGTGGACTGGATCAGATCTCTGACTGCTTGCTGTTTATCCTTGGAATACAGACCGCACAACTGTCTAGCATACAACAGTTTTGTCAGGGAACTGTCTGCAGTCAGCTGAACCCCTTCCTGAAGCACTACAGACCCATATCTGACGAATTTCCTGTAGTCTGCAGAAGAATCTACCCTGACGATCTGAAACCGCTGTGAAGGAAGATCTAACGCTTCCTCGGTCTTCAGGAAGACCGCACCATGTAACTTCAGTTTCCGCTTCAACCTGTCCACATTCTTATAAGGATCTTCCTTGTTCACTATCCTGTGTGGGATTCCTTGGACTTCAATCTTGTCCCAATTCACATAGGTTTCATCATAGATGTCCTGACGGATCTTCCACCCCAGAAGTCTGCACTGTGTCCAAAGGTTTTCATATTTCCCACCCACAGGTGTCCCAGACAGCAGGATCACATGTGAAGGTTTCAGTGACATGATGAACTTTGTTTGTTTGGCTTTTGGATTCTGGATCAGTGACGATTCATCCAACATCAGTGTGAAGTCCTTCAGATCCTTCAGTTCTTTCTTCCTTCTCCAAGCAAGTTCATAGTTGATGACACCTATACAGCAGACTGTGCTTGCAGGTGCATCCTGTGGTGCTGTGACCCAGTTCGTGAAACACGAAAACTGTTTCTTGTTCGTCAGATCGAAAACTGCAACAGTGTCATAATTATCAGTTAAGTGTTCCACCCAGTCCTTCACCTTGGACTTCTGACAGATGACCAGATTCACCCTGTTATTGAACCTGAACATTGCTTCAGATCCTGTATAGGTCTTCCCTAATCCCATTCCATGATAAAAAGCTATGTTCTGGAATCCTTCAGTCTGCTTCAAGGCTTCCTGCTGATGACTGAACAGTTTCATCTGTCTGCACCTGATTCACGCTGATTCTTGGTTCTGTTGAAGAACATCCCAAGGAAACTGTTGACTGCAGACTTCTGGTTCTGGACTGTGGTCTTCCAGAATCTGTGTCTGTTGAAGGATCCCCTAAGTTCCTGATCCTTCCTGTAAGATCTGTGTGATCTTTCCTTATGCTTGATTTTTGTACTCATATTTGATCCCTGTACTTTCTTCGAATTTTGCTTTGCTGATGAAGTATGTCCACCTGTCAGACATCTTCACCGCATAACCAAAGGGGAACACCCCTTTCTGCAGTCCGATCCTGATAAACTGTGGACTGACCTGCATCAGACCTGCGACCTGTTCAACCGTCAACCTGTTCATCTTCGATCCCCAGAAGGTCACACATCTTCTGCTTCATGTCCACAGCTTTCCTTGTGCCTTTCATGATTTCAAAGACATAGGACACAGACACACCAAGTTCATCTGCAAGTTTGCTGATCGTCCATCCAAGGTCAATCAGTCTGTGTCTTACTTTCTTCTCAAACTCCGACATTTACACCTTCCTTTCTGCTGAAGTTCTTCAGCTAATATTATTGACACATGCTGACCTTGTGCTATATTTGAATCAAGATCAGCTGTCTGTGCTGACCGACTTCATCAGCACAAGCACATCATAAAACTATTGCTGAACAGTGTCAACATATTCTGCTGAAGTTCTTCAGCAGACACTCAATGGGTGTGTAGAAAGGAAGTGATCAGAATGTTAATGGAAAGGTTAGACCAGATCCTGAATGAAAAGGACATGTCCAGAAGGGAACTGGAAAGAAAAGCAGGTCTTGGTGTGGGGACTACCACCAAGTGGAAGGACAGGAACCCCACCACCGATAAACTGAAGAAGGTGTCTGAAGTCCTTGGTGTCTCTGTGTCCTACCTGACAGGGGAATCAGACTTCAGGACTGAACAGGACGCACTGATCCACAAGTGGAATGAGCAGATGTCTGCAGGTCTTCCCGATGAAGTAAGAAGAATAGAAGCAGGGATCAGGATCCCTGTCCTTGGTGCAGTCCCCTGTGGGATCCCATCTGAAGCTGTGGAATATCTGGACAGTGAAGAATGGGAAGAAATATCTGAACAGCTGTCCAGATCTGGGAAGTTTTACGGTCTGAAGGTGAAGGGTGATTCTATGTCCCCTTTGATTTCTGAAGGGGATGTCCTGATCATCCAAGCTACACCTGACGCTGAATCAGGATCTGTGGTGATCGTCAAGGTGAATGGTGAAGAAGCGTGTTGCAAGCGGATCCTGAAGCAGGATGAAGGAATTGTCCTGCAGTCCTTCAATCCGTGTTATGAACCGATGTACTTCAATAAAGAAGACATTCAGAAGAAACCTGTCCAGATAGTGGGAAAAGTGGTTGAGTGTCGTAAAAAGTTCTAGGTGTTCTAGGTGTTCTAGGTAGTTATTACTTTGAATAAATAAGAGTAAGTAAAAACAAAGAGTAATAATATAAAATATATAGAAGATAGAATAGCAAGGACACCAAGAACAGCACGAACTGTCCAAGGTGTCCCTACATAAGAAAGGTCAAGGATCAATATTATTCTACATGAATCAACACGAAAGGACAAACATGAAGTTGCCTAACGGTTACGGATCTGTTTACAAGCTGTCTGGGAAAAGAAGGAATCCTTGGTGTGCAAGGCTGACTGTCGGGTGGACATTCGATCAGGTGAAGGGGAAGTCCTACCCTGTGTATAAGTTCCTTGGTTACTATCCAAAGAGACAGGACGCACTGAACGCACTAGCAGACTATCACAGGGATCCTTGGGATCTGGACAGGGAATCCGTCACCTTTGCAGAAATCTTTGATCTGTGGTCTTCTGAACGCTTTCCAGATGGATCCTGTGGTGGTTATGGTTCAGCATACAAGATCTGTGAACCCTTGCATAAAATGAAGGTCAGGGACATAAAACTTCACCACCTGCAGGAATGTCTGGATGGATCAGGCAAGCACACACCCATGCTGAAGACCACTAAGATCTTACTAGGTCTTATGTGGGACTACTGTGTAAAGCATGAGATCCTGCCACCTGATAAAAGGACGATGATCAAATATCTGGATGTGTCCAAGGGTGGAAACCCCAACAAGATCACAAGGACTGTGTTCACCAAGGAAGAAGTGTGTCACCTGTGGGATTTGCAGGAAGATGAAAGGATCCAGATCTTCCTGTTCCTGATCTATACTGGTCTTCGTGTCAGTGAACTGTACAACCTGAAGATGGAAGACCTGCACCTGCAGGAAAGGTTCTTCAGCATGAAGAAATCGAAAACAGAAGCAGGTGTCAGGGATGTCCCGATCTGTGAAAAGATCGTCCCCATCATCCAGCACTGGTCAGAGAAAGGGACAGTGTTCCTGTTCACCAACAGACAGGGGAACCAACTGAAGGACAGGACTTTCAGGAATATCATCTGGGAACCTGTAATTGATCAGCTGAATATGAACCACCTACCACATGACACAAGACACACCACAGTAAGTCTGCTGACAAAAGCAGGTGTGGATGACCGCATCATTAAACAGATAATTGGACACAAGGGGACAGGTGTCACACAGCAGGTCTACACCCACATAGATCTGCAGACCAAATTACAAGCGATAAATAAAATATGAAGCGATAAAGACCACAGTTTCCGCTGTGGTCTTTGTTTAATATTTTATGCTGAATATTTTCAGCAGAAAGTGTTGACAGTTCCACCCAATGGGTGTAGACTTAAAACAAAAATGATATATCAGAAAGGAAGGTCAAGATCATGGCAAGAATCACAATCACTGTTGATATGAAGAACATCTATGAATACACAAGACCTGCTTTTGGATATGGGACAGAGACAGCCTACATCTACACCATGACAGGGGAAGATGGGACAGAATATGTCTGGAAGACCACAACATGGTTAGCTGAGAAAGTCCCCGACACTTCCAAACACCCGAACTACACAGATTCCAAGGGGAATGGTTACATGAAGTGTGGGATCAATAAGGGTGACAAGGTGCAGATCAAGGCAACCATCAAGGGACAGTCTGAGTATAAGGGAACACCTCAGACAGAACTGACAAGGGTGACACTGGTCAAAAGACTTTTCAAGGCTGAAACCTTTGAAGAAAGACAGGCAAGGATCAAGGCTGAGAAGGAAGCAAAAGCCAAGGAACAGGAAGCAAGTCTGTTGGGTGAAGACTTCATCTGCAGGATGCCCTACAAACAGTATAAGGAACACTACAGTGACTGTGAAACTGTTGAAGGTTCCTATCTTGGAAGGGACATCACCATTGGAAGATACACACCCTCTATTGAAGTGATCATTAGAGAAGGAAGATTGAAGAAATCAGGTGTCAGGGGAAAACACTACAGCGGTTACGAACTGACCAATGAAGAAGGTGTAAAGTCCACATATTACGCTATCTCTGAAGAAACAGCTATCAGAAGGGCAGTCAAGGAACACAAGGGTGGTAACTGGACTTGCACCCACATTTACAACTATCACAGACTTTAAAGAAAGGAAGGTGATCACATGGAATTCATGTTAGGTTCTATTGAATTCTGCAACATGGAACCGATCAGGACGATCCTGCAGGACATGGGGATCTGGGAAGAAGGATGTTTCTTCCTTGATCCTGATGAAGAACTTGTCAATGAAATCAACTCCCGACTCCTCACCTTGTAAGGCTAACGAACTATCAACCAAGGACTGGATGGCATCGCCACTTTGGGAAGATCCCATTGGTCATCCAGTCCACCACCAAGAAAGGAAGGACAGCCATGATTAGAGTGACAAAACCCATAGCAAGAAGACTTTTCAGACAGGGGAAGGTGATCCACCTTGTTCCCTGTAAGTGCAGACCTGAAGACTGGAAACCTGTCTGCATCAATCAGGAATCAAATGAAATGTTTGACAGACTTGTTGCAGATTTCATCGTTACGAACTGCAACGACAAGGAAGGTTATTATCCGCACTATTACATTGAAGAAGGTGAATGAAATGGATGAAAGGATTCTTGATGTACTTGGAATGATTTTTGAAGAACTTGTTTTGATTCAGCATGGATTTGAAGAAACCAATCCTGTTATTGCTGAACAGATGGACAAAATCACAGGTGACCTTGAAAATCTGATGTACAACTTGAAAGGGGAAGTTTAATGACTATCAAGGAAGCAAGGGAAGAAGCAGGACTGACACAGAAGGAAGTTTATCAGATCTTGGAAATACCAGTCAGGACACAGCAGAACTGGGAATCAGGTCTTAGGATCTGTCCCATCTATGTTGAAAAGCTAATTGTCGAAAAATTACTGTCATTGAAGTCACGCAACTAAACTTAACATTGTTCAAAATCGCTGTGTTACTAACGTGTTACTAACGACCATCAACACAGGGACACATAAACAAAGAAAAACCCCAAGAATCCAATATCCTTGGGGTTTCAAAATTATTCTTAACATAACTGCAGAACCTGCAATTCAGCAGGTCTGCAGGTTTTTTGTTACTAGCTTGTTACTAACGTGGAAGATCTCACGCTGTCACATACAGGGAAGAAACAAAACCGAACTTTCCTTTGTACCTGATGAAGTACCAAGTTCTGCCTGTTGTGGCAAGGATAGAATCACAGACTTCCACTTCAGCATTGACAGGAAGGGGACTGAATGAACAGGTATCGAATTCTGTTCCTGCCCACTTCCTGACATTCAGGACTGTGGTAGTCTTTGCCCTGAAGACCGTTTCTTCTGAAGGTGTCCCAGATCCTGAAATCGTGAACTTCTTCTGATCGTTAGCAGGAAGGGATCCGACTGCAGGAATTTCTGCATATCTGGGGACGATGAAACCCCTGATATACTTTCCATTCACAGGGATGGATCTTCTGGAAACAGAATCATTCTTGTTCCCTTCGATGACACCGATCACATTGTTAGTCACCGCTTCGACAAGACCAACGTGATCAGCATATCCTGTGTTGTCCCCTGATCCGCTGTCCTGCCAGTCATACATGATTATATCACCGATCATAGGGACATAGGAATCATCTTCCACCCAGATCCCAAGGTTCTTTGCTTTCTCAATCATTTCCTGACAACCACATTCAATGGGGATCAGGTCATCTGAAGCACCACACTTGATAGCTACAGCTGAAACAAATGTAGCGCACCAATGGTCTGTGTACTTGACCTTGTAACCCCTTGGAAGTGGTCTGTGTGCGTTGTAAATGTTGATGATCTCTTTGTGGGATCCGTCCTGTTCATTCTTGCCTAACCAAGATCTAGCCTGTGCGATAATAGAAAGTCTTGTGACCATTTTCTTTTCTTCCTTCAATTCATAGATATAACCAAAAGGATCAGATGTCATTGTAGGGAAACAATAGAAGGTGTACTTGGAACCGTACCTGTTGCGGATCTGGGTGACACCCTTGATATAAACAGATCTGTCACGTTTCCGATCAGTGACATCAATCCCATTGTTCACCACAGATATGATGTCCCCGAAACAGTCATGTTCATCAATGTTGATGGGAAGTGTCCTGTTTCCATTGTTCACAACATTCCTGACCGCTTCCAGATAAGCAGATCCTGCTGATCCATGTTCCATCCAGTAACTAGCCTTTGAGAACCACCCTGACTTCTTCAGGAAGGTGATCAGATCTGATCCGTACTTTGTGTAATGTGTTTCCAAAAGGTTACACATAAGACTTGCTTCAGCCTTTGCCCCTTCAACAGATCCCTGTTCCTGCTTTGCAAGATTTGCGACTTGCTGAAGTTCATCATCTGTCAGATTATACTTCTTAAACATCTGCGTTGTACCCATCAGAAAGGATCTTGATCACAGCACCAAGGAAAGTGTCAACCGCTGTCAGGATCGTGACAATGACTGTTGCATCATATCCAAAAGCACCTGCCACAGATGTGATAAAAGCGCACAGCGGAACAATCAGAAGTGCAATAAGTTTCAATGTGTCATACTGCTTGTTTGTAAGTTTCATTTTGTACCTTCCTTTCTTACTTGTTTGTTAAATAGTCTTCAAGGTCATCCTTTGCCCTTTGAAGGTTATCAACATCATTTCCGTTTATGGCATGACTGAGAAGCGCAAGTAATGCCCTTTGCGTGACCTTGTTAGATCTGTCAATGTCATCCAGTCTTGCTTTGTCATGCAGGAAGAACCTGTCATAATCGGTGAACCGTTTTTCATGGTCTTCCAGTGTCTTTTCCAAGGATCTGATCTTTTCATCTTGGATCTGGTTAGGCTTGTTCTTCCACTCAAAGAACTTCAGGATGACATTGGTGACAGATGACAAGGTGATTAAAGCACCACATAAAAAAAGAAACCCTGAAAGGATCTCTGAAGGTGTAAACATAATTGGTGTGTTCAATGGGTTTTATCTCCATAATGAAGGGGACTGTGATCCAGTCCCCCTGTTAGTTTAACAATAATGATTTCATTGAACTAAGAACTTCATTAGTTCAACAAAATAGATGTTCCCTCAACTAACAGTCAACTGTTAGTCAACTGTTAGTCAACTGTTAGTCATCTAAATGGGCGTTTAATTAACTAAGTTTAAATGGATATACCCTTTTGCAACAGTTCTTTTTTCTGTTCTTCCGTCAAATATTCAGATGCTATTTTCAACTGCTTTTCAAGATAGTCTTTATTTGCTTCACAATAGC